TCCTGATCGATCTCGATCACGCCGAACGTCGGGATCTGAGAAGTGCCGGTCGTCTGCCATCCGCCCGGGCCGAAACTGCCCTGCGAGCGATTGATGACTATAGGTTGCCCCATGTCGGGATCCAGGACCACTTCCGTAAGCTGAAAGGGCATCTCAGTCGGTGATCCTCAAGCCTTTAAGGAACTTTCTGTCGAAGTCCGGATCCGGCGTGACTTGCTCCGGCGGATGCACGGTGAACCCGATATTGATATTCATCACAGGCAGGATGCCCTGCCCCGAGAGATTCTTCACGTATGCGGACAAGTCTTCGTCCCGATGAAGCGCCCTGAGCACGAGGCCCATCAGCTCCTTCGACGTTTTGTCATTCATCGGCTTGTTCCGCAGGCGTCCGGACATTGCCCTGTAAGATCGCGTAAGTGATTGCGCGGCGCAGCTGCCCGGTATCGAGCAGAGGTTTGTCGCTGCCTTTGTGAGCGATCGTCGAGGGCGCGTTCGGTGGCCATCCGTTCATCGGATTGGTAAACCAGCGTTTGGCCGCATTCGATCCGAGTACTCCCGCGCGTTTGAGAAACATGAGCGAGCGTTGCGGATTGTGCTCGAGCAAAGCCTTCGCTGACTTCGCCAGTTCATCCGCGATAGGTTTGGCCACAGTTCTCAGGGCCGGTTCGATCACAGGCCGCGGCGGGATGTTACGCAAGGGCGAGCCATGCGTGTGAATGAACAGCAGGCTGGCATTGTTCATCTCATCGCCGCGCCGCAGGGTGCGGTCGGCCGGGATCCCGATATACACCTCTGACCGCTTCACCTGATTCAGGGCGCTTTCGATCTCAAGGAAGCCGGGACCCGACCGGGTCACTGTGAGTGGAGGATTGCGGGGAGGCATAGACCAGTCAGTGGTCAAATACGAAGGGCGGAAGTCGAGGAAAAGAACTTCCGCCCGAGGTGTGGTTTCAGCCGCGCTACTTCGGCGTCCCACGATGTGGTTGCGCAGGGATGATTTGAACACCCGACCTTCGGGTTATGAGCCCGACGAGCTACCAGACTGCTCTACTGCGCAGCCATGATAGTAGCAATTCAGCGCGGCTGTTCGTAAATAAATTCCGCGATGGAATCGGCCCTGAGACCATAGCCAGGACCGTGTTCCAGACCTTCGCCTGCCCCGATGACGCCTTTGTCGCGGCAGAAGGTTTCCATATTGCGCCGCGAATCGTGGAAGGCCGTATTGAGCGCGTCTTTCATCAGCGCCTGCATCGCCCTTGCCTGCTGCCGGTCGCGCGTTGAACATTCGGCGATATCCATCAGGCGCCCGCGCAGTTTGTCGAAGTGCTCGTGCAGAATGATCTCGAAGGCCCAGTTATTGAACCGGCCCAGACTCGGATCCGGACTCGGTTCGCCGCTGGATGACGAAATCGGAGTGATGAGGGGTTTGGGCAGATCCGACGAACCGCCTTCAGTCGCCGGGACGTTGATCGTGTACGAATCGGACATGTTACTTTCTCCTTTTGGTGAGGCCTTAGCCTTGCGGAGATCGTAACAGTTTTCAGCGCCGCGGAGCCGGTAAAGTCAGTGAGCCGGTACCGAACAAGCCCAGCAACAGGTAGAGCAGCCAGATCACGACGAAGACGATCACAACCACGCGGATAATACGCGCGATGGTCGGGTCCATCGGAATCTGCTGCACGACCCACAGCACCAGGCCCACGATTACCAGCAAGACGATGATTTGAATCAGGAAAGGCATGTATCATCTCCTTTGGGCTGCCACCCGCGCCTGATCAGTGCGGGCATGGTCACCCGCCGACCGGTGGCCCATTCAAAGAATTCAGGCGGGCGAGGCGGGCATTGTACGGAACCATCTATCTCATCCTCCACAGGGCCAGCGGCAAGAAATATGTCGGCCAGACTACTCGGAAACTGAAAGAACGAATCAGATACCACATCAAAAACCACGGCATCCACGGCACGATGGTCGGAAACGCTCTGCGGAAGCACGGTGTTAAAGCCTTTGACTTCGCCATCATCGACGGTGCTGATTCGATGGAAGAACTCAACGCCAAAGAGCAGCGATGGATCGAGCACTACGGTTCGATGAAACCGTTCGGCTACAACTACACAGCGGGCGGCGACGGTTCACCCGGCCTGAAGCATTCGGAAGCGACCAAAGAAAAGATCCGCCAGATCACAACAGGCAAGAAAGCCTCCGACGAAACTCGCCAAAAGATGAGTTTGCAGCGGAAAGGCAAGACGTGGTCGGAAGACTATAAGCGGAAAATGTCCGACGTCAAAAAAGGAATTGCTTTCCCGCACATGAAACGTCTGAGGACGCCCGAATGGAAGCAGAAACTGTCTGAGGCTCGTGCTCGCTGGTGGGCGAGACATCCTGAAAGGCGAAAATCACCATAAAAACATGGGTCCGCCGCCCATGACGTTGGCGATGGTGATGAACAACTGACCGTAACTGGTCAGATTCCACGCGCCCCAGGTCTCGAAGCCGGTGCCGGGTCCGGTTACCGACTGCGAGCCCATCGAGACGCTGCCGGCGGCTTTGTTGGTAACGAAGCCGATGGCCGCGCCCATCTGGGCGATCATACCCGGGCTCAGATTCGCCGGGACGGGAACGTTGCTGCCCGCCTCGCGCAGATAGAGCGTCAGGTAGTGCGCGATGTAGAGCGACATCCCGAGATACCAGTGATCGATCCAGCGGTTATAGACGAGCGAGGCGCTGGCGAGCGTCACGTACAGGTTGATGACGATGAGTGGGATGAAAGGCGCGGTATAGACCGCCATTTGCGTGCCGTCGGCGATCGCGGCATAGTTGAGCGTGACCTGAGTCGGGCTGTCGACCGTCAGGATCACGGTCCCGGACTGAAAAGGCAATGCCACCGGGATATTCTGCACCATGTAGAAGGGCGCCAGCACCTGGCCGGGCAGAAGACCGGTGGTGGAGGTGATGCCGGTGACTACCGGTGAGCCATTCGCCACGATCCCGCTGAACATCTGGACCGTGCCGCCGAACGCCGGATAGACCGAGAGAAAGTCGGCCGCGCTGTAAGGCGGATTGGTCCCGACGACGACGTTTGACGCCAGCGTGAGCCAGGGACAGACGATTTCGTTGCCGAAGCCCCAGGCATCGCCGAGAAAAACGTCATAGTTCGGGAATTGAGACGAGGTAGGAGACATGAAACGGTCAGTTTCCGGTCAATTTCCGGTCAATTTCCGGTCAGTTTCCTGCTCAATTCGAGCTGGGTTTCCGCCGTGAACTCAGGCCGCTCGCGCCCTTTTCGCGGTCCGCGATGAACTTTTCCGCGCTCGCGCGGTCCAGTCCGGCCGCGACCAGGCTGTCGACCGTCGGAGTAGTCAGCGGCGCTTCCGTTTTGGGCGCATAGGGCGGTTCGCCCGCCTCTGCTTTGCGTTGCTGTTCGGTGAAGATCGCCTCAGCCTCGTTGGTATTGAGGCCGTAAGAAAGAAGCAACTCCATGGTGGGCGGCAGGACAGCGTCCGCCGGCCCGGGATTCACTTCCCCGATCAGACAGATAGCGCCCGACGCGATCGCCATTTCATAGGTTTTGGTCTTGAGCGCCCAATCTGGTATCTCCTGGGCCCCGGGAGCGGGATTCACTTTGACGTGCACCTCGCCGCCGGAGACGTGCAGATGATCGGTGAACACGATGGTCTTTGTCGCGATGATGTTAGGCATAAGTTTCCTTTCATTCGAGTCAGGATCCGGGCAAGGACCGGATCCCGCGTCGGTTAAATTCCATCGAGATAGAACTGCGTGGTGGTCCGGCGGAAGACGACCGTCGAGACGTTGCCGACATAGACGGTTTCGTAGCCGACGCCGTCTTTGGTAGTGGGCAGCGTGAAAGCCTTCTTCGCCTTCGTGCCGATCTTGGTATAGAGCGACTTTTTGTCCTTGCGGTACATGACACCGCGATCGGTTGAGCCGAGGCCCTGGCCTGAGATCCAGGGATTGGGCAGAGGCAGGATGTCGAAGTTGATCCCGTACGCCGCCGCCACGCAATTGGCTTTGATGTATTTGATCGTCGAATCCCAGCCGACGCCGTTGAGCGCCATGGGCAAGGTGAGCTGCGCGAACTGAGGCTGCAGAGGAATCAGCAGCGTGTCCGCCGTGCCTTCTTTAAAGGCATAGCCCGAGTTCATGACCGTCTGGTTGATGCCGAAGTTCACGTCCGAAAGGATCTCGGAAGGTGTCTTCGACGCCCAGGCGCTTGCGCCCGCCGCGCCGTTATTGACGATAGCCGCGGGGACGTTGGGATTGTTGACCAGACCGGCATTGCCCTGGAAGCCGGAATACACAAGGCCGTCGAGCATCTTGTTCCACACCGTCTCGACCGACTCCTCATAGACCTCCTGCACGGAGATAGGCGCCGGCATGCCATTACGCTGCGCGGTCGCCATCTTTTCGAGGTCGATGTAAGTGATGGTGAAGCCGGAAGTCCAGTTGAAGTGCGGAAAGATGCCTTTCTGCAGATCGATCTGGGCCTGGGCGATCTCGGTGTTATTGGTGCCCTGCAGACCGTAACCCTGATTGCCGGTCGAGGCATAGTTGGTACCGAAGATCGAGGTGAAGTCAGGGAACCCGCCGCCGATTTCAAAAGGCATGTCACGGGCGTGCGTTGTTTCCTGCAGGGGTTTGACGATGTTGGGGTCGATCAGTTCGAGCTGCGATTGCAGGAACTGCAGGCCCGACGCCGAGGCCGCGTCGAAGGCCTGTATGTCGTATTGCTGCTGACGTACATCGACGGCGCGGGCGCGGTGCTGTGGCGGCGGCTGCTGCTGGCCGCGCGCGGGGCGAAGGGGAAGGCGGGAGTAATCGGCGACTGCCGCCCGTCCGCTGGTGAGGGTGCGAGGCTGATATTGATGCATGGCTGAGTGATTTCTCCTTTGTTCGGGAATGGATCGCGGGTTACGCGGCGTGACGGTTCTTGATGGTGATTTCAGCCATGCCGTTCACATCCAGCTGACCGGTGCGGAACACCATGAAGGGATCGTCAAGCGTTCCGAGCAGGGCATTGTTCTGGAACGTCGAAGGCTGCGCCGCCACAGTCGCGGTTGCCTGCTTCGACATGGTCCACGCGGTACCCGCGCCGGCGACCAGATAGGTATTGGCCGGAATGCCGGGGCCGGTGATCATCTGGCCGATCGCCAGACCGGTAGCGGCGGAAGTCGTGAGCGCGGTCGAGCCGACCGTGGTGGTGATGGTGAGCGCCGTGGTGGCGTTATCCGGAACCGCTTCGAAGTCGCCGACAAACGTTCCGGCAATAGCGGGGTTCGCTACAACCCGGACATAGACCGGCTGGTTCGCCTGCGGCACGCCATTGGCGATGGCGAGCGAGCAACTGCCGCGTTCGACTGCTTCCGCCATCTGACCCGGCGCGTAATAGCCGGTGACAGGCAGGATCGAGCTGGTGAAAGATACAGCCACGCCCGACATGACCTGAGTGGTAGGCAGCGAGATGCCTACCGTGGTGCCGACGACTGAAGTCACCAGCGTGTTGGCCTGGACGCCGAATGCTTCGACCGCCTGGCCGACGCTGATGCCGGTGCCCACCGCGACCGTGATCGACAGGCTGCCGATGGTCGCCTGCGTCGCCGTGGTCTTGACCACCGTGCCGGTCGACTGCCCCAGCTGCGTGTACTGCAGCATGGTGCGGACGTTGCGCACGGCGATGCCGGCGAACTTCTGTTGAAGCGTGGCGGCATTGGCCGGTACGGACAGGAAGTCCTGGAACGACTGCCAGTAGCCGCCGATGGAGTTGGAAAGCTCCACGACGCCATCGCCGAAATTGACATTGAGGGCCGCCGTCGGAGAAACCAGCCTCGCGACGACGACGCGGTCCCCAATGCGCGAAATGTTACCGGGGAAACCCACATTGGGGCCGGTAACAGGAATAACTGCACCGAAGCTCGTGTAAGCCATGATTACTTTCCTTCCTCCACTGGTTTGCCGCGCAGAACGCGGTCATAGGTCGCCTGAAGCTTTGCCAGATCCGCCTGGCCGTTGACTGCCAGCGTCGAGTCGCCGGCCCGCGTGCGGGATGCCGCCTCCTGAAAGCCGCCATAGCCGCCGTTAGCCGGCACAGGCCGCGGAGAGCGCGTGTAACGCTGCAGGCGCTGCGTAATCTCACGCACGCCCGCCGTGTCGTTGGCTTTGATCGCGAGGCGCTTCATGCGATTGAGGAACGCGAACTCGGCCGCGTCCGCCGCCCGCGAACGATCCCCGACATGAGTGGGTCCGCTGGATTCGGTACGGGCATTGGGCGGCTCGATAATTTCCGCTTCATTGCCTTCGTCGCCGACCATCTGCTCTAGCGGTTGCTCTTCGCCTTCGGGAGGAAGCGCATCCTGGTGTTCGGGTTCACCGGCTTCTTCGCCCATGTACTCGCTCAGCAGGTTGCGGAGTTCTTCCATGTCCGCGTCTTCGGTCGAGCCTTCCTCTTCGCCAGGAAGCATCTCGTCGAGAATGCGGTCGAGGGTGGCGTGCATGCGCCCGCGGTGATCACTCGCGTCAGCTGCGGCGTCAGCCGAGTCTTTGTGCTGCCAGCCGCCGCGCCCGCGATTGATGTGGCGCCCGTCGTCAGCCTTGCGGTCATCGGCCTTGCGGTCATCGGCGCGACGATCGTCAGCACGACGATCGTCAGCACGCCGATCCTCGGCGGGCCCTTCGTCGTCGTCATCGTCAGGATCGTCGTCAGCAGCGCGGCTGTCGTCGGCCTTGCGGTCGTCGGCCTTTTTGTCGCGCGCTTTGCGATCACGCGCCTTGCGGTCTTCAGCGGGAGGAAAAGGCTTCTTCTCCTCCTCTTCTTCTTCGGCGTCCGAAACTGCGCTGGCGGCTTCGGCCAGTTCTTCGGGTTTGACGTTTTCGTCCTGCGCCATTGCCCGCAGCCCTAAGCCGAATACGACGCGCCGAAACCAATTGGGATTTGTTGGTTGCTTCGTTGTGGTAGCCACGTTGAGCACGTTGAGCTTCTCCTTCTTTGTGGTTTTGATTTCGCCGCCGGGAGCCTCAAGCGGCGCAGGTGCGTCTTCCGCGATCTGCTGTTCAGGTGCGGAATCGTAGATGCGAGCCTCGGCTCCCGCCCGGCCTTGGGGAACTACGGCAACATGGTTTCCCCTGATGCCTGTCTGCAAGAGTTTGCCGCCGTCGCGACCGAGCGAGTAATCGTAGCCGCAGCTGAGCTGGCGCAAGCCGCCTTCGACTTTGCGGATCAGCGAATCGACGGTGATCATGATGTCGCCCATCAGCGGCAGATCACCCGATTCGAGCGGCTCCGATCCCCGGTGCACGTTCTGCACGTGACCGCGAGCGTGTTCGTTGAAATTACTGGGGCTGACAAAGCCGTCGCCGGGATGGTTGTCAGTGACCGGTTTGCCTTCGAAGCTCGCTATCGTCGCCGGATCGAAGACTTCATCCTCGGCGCGGTAGAGATCGATCTCGGCCGCAGGATCGGAAGTGTCGATCCCCATCTCATCGGCCACCGCCTTCGGCAGATCGCGAACGTTGTAAGTCTGATAGCCGGTGCGTCCTAAAACTACGTCCTTAGCGATAAGGAAGCCTTCGGGTGTCTTCGAGAGCTTGTCGGAAAGCCGAGTCGCGTAAAATGCATGTGCCATATGAGTGAGTCATGGATCGACGTCGAGCTTTCGCTCCAGATACAAAGCGAGTTCGTCGACGCCGGCGATCAGCGGTTTGTGGCGATCAGAATGAGAACGGTGATTGACGGCCAGCCGTCAGGCGATGAGGAAGTGGTAATTGCGCCGGTCGATTGACGCTTTTCGAAACGTCTGGTCAGAGACCGGTCATCGGGCCGAGCGTGCCGGCCAGAGTATTCAGCATGGAGACGATGTAAGAACCCGCCGTGGCGTCCTTCGCGAGCGACCGGTATTTCTGTTCGAAGCGTTCGCGCTCCTCGCGCGAGCGGCCGGTCCCCGGGTGCTGTTCCGGCTGGTGCTGCTTCGGCGCGGGCGGCGGCTTGTAAGCTCTTTCCCAGCTTGCATTGAAGGCTTTCAATTGCTCAGGCGTCAGCTTGATCTCGGTCCCGTCATTGCCGCGTCCGTCGAGCATGCAGTCAAGAGCCTTATGCATGCGCTCGCGAAAGTCAGCGGCGTCTTTGGCGTTCAGCCAGACGCGATAGCCGAGAGGCGAGGGCGCATTCTCGATAAGCGGTTCAGGGACATTCGAATCGAGTGCGCTATCGTCTTCCGGCCGTCTGGTTCTGCGGATCGGCGGGTGCAAGCCTTCAGGCGAGCCCATTTCCTCTTCGTAGTCATCGTGGATGCCGGTGAACGTGCCTTTGTTCGCGCCCGCATAAAGGACCTGCTTGCCCTTTTTTGCGCCATACTCCTGCTGGAGTTTTGACAAAATTTCCCGACCCTTAGCTGTAAGCGGCATAGTGGTTCCTATAAACGAATCGTTGAATACCAGCAGTCCGGGTAGTGCTTGTCCATGAAATCTTCAATCTCGGACGTCCATTCAAACGTCTGTTTCGGTTCTGCCACGAGCACATCTCGTTTGCCGTTGGAGCGGTAGACTTTGATGCGATACATCGCGACTTTATCCAGCGCCCGGTCGAGCGCGCGGTGCAGGCGAGCTCGATCGATCAATTTACGACCCTGCGGCAAGGTTCAGCACGGCGTTAGTGCCGATGCCTTGTGCCGAAATGACTGAGATGAAAGTGTTCGCGCCGATCACGAGCGCCAGCGGCTGGCCGACCGCGACGGCCATGCCGGTGCCCGGAGTGAGTGCAACGGCCGGGTTAGCGACGGTCCCGAGCAGCACAACGGCGGGATACGGACCGAGATTGGTGATGACGAGCGTAGCGGCGCCCGAACCCGGAATCGGGTAAGTCTTCGCCGTCCCGACAGCCGAAACGGTTGCATAAGCAGCCGGTGTGAAGCTGCTAGCGGCCAAACCGGTCACCCCCAGAAAAGGCGGCGCGAGGATCGAAGGCATAACTGTAGACTCCCATCTT